AACGTAAGTTGATTTTACGTGTGGTTCCTCGTCTGGACGCAAAAACCCTTGAGAGGGTATATAAGATAGTTATAGCAATTATTTTATTAATCTCAATGCCTGTTTCTTGTGCTCAGCAAGGCCCTTTTGAACATGAAATCAAAGATCTTGCCAACGGATTTAAAATTGTTGGTGCTTTTTTTAATAGTTCAAGCTTGTATATTTTGACATACTCAGAAACTTATGGCGGGGTTACAACCGCCGCTGCTACCGTCGCAGCAGGTGTATTATCACTTTTATTAGTTGGTTTTATTATCTGTGTATCAAAATCTTGTCGTAGTAAACGTGTTTATCGTCGGGAGCTTATCCTCCGAGACGCTTTAATGATTCAACCGTTTCCCCTCAAGTACGATGAAGACACTTTAGTGTCAGCTCTTGCCTTGGTTAGAGGAGAAGGTTTACCTGATCCCCTTTGTAAGTTGTGTAAGACTGAATCATTTGCCCACAATTTGAACGTTCGTTCATTTTTGGCTACTTTCAGTTATGTTCAAGAACATTTAAATCAGTCTGATTTTTATGATTATTGTCATACTCTAAAAGGCCATGCTGTGCTGGTGGATGATTCTATGCCTGAACACGCACTCAAATGGTCTAACCTTGTTGCTGTGGCTACCGGTTGTGATATCGGTTTGGTCCCTTCGACCTCGTTGTATCTTGATGTGACTTCGAAAATCAAGACGTTTAAAACCGAAGAATTTGTTGCTTTGCCTTTGTTTCAATACACAGGCCATGACACTAGAAATAGCAATCGTGGCACTGGGCATGCTGGCAAGACTTCTGGTCACACAAGATCCCGAAAGGCTGAAGCGTTCAAGCCTAGAGCGGGTGTTAATAAACCTCGTAAAATGAACCGTACCGTAGCTGCTCGCAAGACTGGTGTCGGTAAGGGGCTCATTAAGAACGTTTTTGGTGGGGCGAAAATGGCTTCGATGTTAGCCGAATATGGCGACGATCACCCCATCATGAGTAAGAAAGTCCGAGCCTGGGATAATGAAGGAAATGTGGTATTATATGATTCTGCTCGCGAATATAAGCGAGACTTAATGAACGGCAAGTGTGCAAAACATAAGCGTGTTCAAGTTGATGATGGTACTGTATTTCACGAAGCCCTTGCTTGGCACGAAGCTGAATTGCGTGAACACCCGGATCTGGATTCTGACCAGGAAAGCGAGTATGATTACATCGAAAATGCGGAAGCAGTTGCTAACTTAGTTGATGACTTAACGGTTACGTCTAAGTTGACCGATGTTGATTATACCACTGAAAAGGTGAAATTCTTTGACCCTGATAAGCAAGAGTGGGTGTTCATTGCAAACAAAAGTCTCCTTCCGGGGGACTCACCTCTTGTGATGCAGCAGACAGCCTTGTTTACTGATGCAATGGATAAGCAGTACAAACTCGTGCTATTGTCCTTAAATCGAACATTGAGCAAACTTGATGATCTCGAAAAGAAACAAGGACCGGCTAATGTCAATGACCAAGACTTAGTTCAGCGTATTTTGGTTGATGAGAGAAAACTCATCTCTGAATCTCAAGCTTTATTTGCTAAAGAGACGCAGCGTGTCATTAATGCAATGGATACATTGCTTAAGGCCCTCACTCAAAAAGTGGAAGACCTAACTGTTAAAGTTGAGCAAATTGTCGATGAATCTAACGATTCTAAGCAATTTACTGAGGTCACGTCTAAGGCAACGAAGCGAAAGCAACGTAAGAAAACAAACAAAAAACAAAAAGGAACCGCTCGTTCCAAATCGGCTAGTCCGGTTGTAACTTTGCAGGGTCCTGGGCCAATCCCTTTTGAACAAACTGCGAGATTGGACCTTGAAAAGTTCATGAAGTCCGTATTACCATGCGGAACTTATGATGATGAATCAAAAAAATTCAACTATGTTTGTCAGTCGTTTCCCATGGGTAACTTTATGGTTCTGAACAAGCATGCTCTTCAATTGACACCGAATTTGATGGTTTTTTCCGGTAATAAAGCCTATTCCTTAATAAAAATTGCCGATCATCCAAGCTATGATATCACAATTTGTCATAAAATTGCTGCCATATCAGGCCTTCCTTCATTGAAGTTGAGGGAATTTGTCAAGACCAATGATTCTTCGTTTCCGATTCAGTTGGTTGGCTTGAATGAAAATTCGAAACCGGTATTGATAGATGGCACCGTGTATAATGTTGATGAAAAACTCGACCATGGTGCTAACTCCAGGTATCAATGCAAGAAGGGTGATGAACCCAAACCTGGTTGTAGTGGAGCTCCGATTGTCGATGTGGCAACTCGCGAGGTGATTGGTATTCAATCTGTTACAGCTACTAATGCTCCCGTTAGTGGTGCTGTTTTGTTCACGAAACCTGTTTACGACTGGTTTCTTCAGCAAATGGCAGTTGTTGCTAATTCCGGTTCCCCCACCGCTTTGGGGACGACCCCTTGAGGGTCGTGGAGGGTCCTTGTGACGCCTCCAAAATTTTTGCCTTGCCTTAACGGGCGAGTCGAGACTGCGCTTCCAGAGTGGTCTATAAATACTCACCTGGATTGCCAAACCCCATACTTAACATATGTTGGTTTTGCAACTGACAACTTTAGATCGGATAAAGAAGTCAATTCGTTTAACACTTTTACTGAATGGTGTAATAAAAATGGTCATTCTGGTTTAGTTGATGATGCGTTGTCTGAGTTTGGATATGCAAATATTCGTAACGATAAGGCAAATTGGCGGTCGTTGTTAAAATACGCACAGCCCCCTTGTCATATTCCCGAACCCATAAAGAAACTGTATTTGAATGCAGTTGAACTCGAGAAGTTGCGTTTTCGGGAACTTACCATCGGTATGAATCTTACACTGCCAAAGGACAAAGCTATCGCCTTGCTAAATCCTACCAGTACTCCTGGTTATACTTTTAGGCGACACACTACTCAGCGAGAAGCTTTGAAAGATCCTGAGGTCCAAAAGGCCTTGGATATGTACGATGAATCGTTATCCACGGAGAATCCCTACCGAACAATAGTTTCGTGGACGAACAAAGCAGAAGTACGACCGCTCGAGAAGTTAAGTGAAGGGAAAATCCGTGGCATTGGTGCCACGGAGGTGACTCACAAATATGCAGCTTTGCGCTATTTGGGGGTTCTTTTTAATGTATTAGTCCAGCAATTTCGGTATACCGATTATTGTATTGGCATTAGCAAAGTAGGTTTTGATTATGATGACCTATGGAACAAATTTTCAAAATTCAAGTATGCGATGGCAATCGATTTTGATGGCCTTGATAACACAATTGACCCTTGGTTTTTGCAACAGGAATGTATTCTTCATATGAGCCTTAATCCTAAGGCCGCTCAGCAGATATTTAATATCTATGACGATATGATCAATGCTATTGTCCTATTATCTGATGGGACCCTCCTCATGAAGCACATGGGGGTAGTGTCTGGATCCGCAATGACCTCGCGCGACGACTCTGGTATCACTCGCAAGCTTTTCCAAGCTTGGTTTCAATATGAAACTAACATGAGTCTCAAATGTTTCAAAGACCATGTCAGCCTTGGTGTCTATAACGATGACATGAACTGGTCAACTGATTTACACGATCAATTGAATGTTCGAAATTTTTCCGCTTTCGTGAGGAAGTTGAATTTTTCGATAACCCCCTCTTCTGAGGATTGGATTTCTCTTGATGACTTGGAGTTTCTCAGTTGTAAAACCGTCAAGATAGATGGGTTCCGATTCGCTAGGCACGACGCTGTGATGAAAGTCATAGCCGGCTTGTGCTTTGGATTTTCAGATCCTCACATTATGTACCAACGTGCTTGTGGGGTTTGGCTTGAGGTTTTGTTGTACCCTGAGCTTAATGAAATAATTGACAACTTCTTGGATTGGATGGAGTCTGCCTTTCCAGATCAAATAAAAGACTACCTCCCCTGTCGTTTGGGTTACGTTGAGAAAAACAATATACTCACTGGGGTGCTCGAGCCGAAACTCAATTGGGTTGGTGCTCTTGATGTTGCTGTTACTTTTCCTATTGATGATAGCCTCTACTTTCAACCGACTTCGAAACCTGTTCGTACCCTTGTGGCGCGTAATGGCCCGTTAACAGGCGGGACTCAAGGGTTTTGTTTTAATAATGAAATGTCTGAAGAAAAGAAAGTCGAGAAAACTATCGTAAAAGGAATGGAGAAATCCATGAAAAAGAAATTGAAGAAGGCTGAGCGTAAAGCTTCTGGTAAAAGTAAGAAAGGGAAACCTAAGCGTACTAAAACCAAACTTCTTGGCCGTGATTTGGCTGCAGTTATGCAAGGCCGTTCTGATCAATATGTTGCTCAAATCTGCAACCCTCATTTATTTCGAGGAGCGCGCAGACCTACAGAAATGCCTATGCCGACATGTGTCTCAACAACTGAATTGATTGTTAATATACCAATGTTGGTTAACCCTGGTGCATATGGTGAAGATGGTGCAGTGCTATTTGTGCGTCCTACTTGTGCCAATAAATATGCATTACCTACTGGAGGTATTGATCTCCCTTCAGCATGGCCTAGTACCTCTGATGAAAATTATAACGATATGACTACGCGTGCACAATACATGCGTAGTGTTGGAACTACAGTGTTCCTCGAAGATTATGAAGCTATGTTGAGTGCTGGCATTCGTGTCCAATTTGGATTCGTTAGATCTTTTCAAGAACAAGGGAATTTAGCAACTGCTATAGATTTAGGTGAAAGTGAACGTGAGGTTAACGCTGAGACCTTGTTAAAAGGTGGCGCCAGAGCAACTTGGTGCCCATTCACTAGTGATCCGATTGAAAGTACCAGTTTTGCTATAACTGGTGCATTAAATTGGCATTCACCTACTCAAAATTCAGGCTATGGATCCACGATGATGGAGAATACTATCGTTGTAAGATTCCGTAAGCCGTATGTTGCTAATCAGCAATTGCCTGTAATAAAGGCTAAAATAACCAGCCATTATGAATGGATCCCTCTAGCTACGTATGAAAATACAGCTGAGATGGCTATATGCCCTGGTTCTCAACATTGCACTGCTATTGCTTGGGCCAAAAGGTTTGAGCATTCTGCAGATTTAAAGCAATGGTTTATTTTCGGAGGTGGCTCCGATAAGCATAGTTGGCTTGGCGACATGTGGGACAAAGTTAAAGGTGTCGCTACCAAAGTGTACGAAAATGTTAGAGATGGCGTTCGTGGTTACAAAGAAGCAAAAGGGTGGGTTGATAAGAACGTTGGTCAAGATGTTCTTCCCGGTCTGCCATTTGGGCTTGGAACCTTTTTTGGTTCTAAAGTCAAAATTCTTCATGAATACTTTTGTCGTTCTAATAACCAGCAGTTTAGTCCTGTTATTCCACCTGACAATTTTCCAGTTACCTTATATCATGGTCGTGAACTCTCAATGGCTTTGTTTCAGATTGATTCATTGTCAGATCAAGACTTTGATAATTTTTTCGCCTCCATATTGACTAACCATCGAACTGGTTCAATTAAAGGGGGGTGTTTTTGGGATATTCCAGAAGTAATTGAACTAATGGGGTACCACTTGTTGTTTGATTCACCTAAGACTCAACACAAGGTTTTTAAAGTTAACGTCAGTAGTACTGACGATAGTGATGACATTAAAAGTCAAAGCAGTCGTGTTAGTACGTTCTCTAAAGTCTCGTTAACTACTTCTTTGCAACAACGGAAGTA